GACACGGAGACGGCCCGCGTCGAGCTGCCGACGGTGCCAGTCTGCGTCTGCGTCAGGCTCGTGGTCGTGGATACGATCCCGTCGAGAGAGTCAGGCATCGAAGATCTCCGTGTGCCCTCGTGCTATCGCTTGCCGGACTTCGGCCACCGTCCACCCGAGCCGGTAGGCAATCACCTCGATCTCGCGGTCAGTCCGTTCCGGTCGGGAAGTAATGCGGCCTGACTTCTCGCCGGCTGTCAGCAGTCGCTCGAGCGACACGAAGTCCCCGGCGGATGCCACCGCTTCCCGGCCGTTGGGTCCGGTCCGCCAGTGAGTCGGCCGTACGATCATGCGTCACCTCCCACCACGCTACGGCTCACGTCGTGCCGTCCGCAGGGGGTGCGGACGCATTGCACTCGGCGAGACACGCCGCGTAGCCTGCGAGATCAACAGCGTTATCGGGGTGTGGCCGCGGCCCGAGGTCGCGGGCCAACTTGTCCAAGAGCATGATCCGAGCCCAATCGGACGTGGTCAGCGGCCGCTTCAGCACCGACGCGAACAGGCTGTTGACCATGCCCACCGTCCTTTGGAAATGCTCCTGGGGCGGTCCGTACACCCGGTGTCGATCGAGCACCGCGGCCCGTGCCGTGTCGAGAAGCTGCACGGCCACCGGCGGGCCGGGCTCGTGCAAGTATTCGACGATCTTCTCGGCCACCGGTGCCACCCACGCCGGTGTTTCTTCCTCCTCGATCAACGTCGCCTCCGGTTCGACCTCGTCGCCGGGAAAGTGCTTCAGTTCCCGCTCGCCGCGCAGGATGTGATCGACGGGGTATTCCGTCTGAATGACGACATCCGCGGCCGCCGCGGCCCGCGTCGCAGCGGCTTTTTGTTCGTGTTCCGCTTCGTCGAAGCCAGCGCGAAAGCACGGCGGGTCTTCGGAGCTGTACTTCCACGGCTCAGCCGGGGAGCTTCGCTTCCAATACTTCCCGGCCCCGTTGCAATACGGGCACGTAGGCACCAGCCCGACGATCCCGCGGCACGTGTTGCAATGGACTTCGATTCGTGGTGGGTATTCCTCTGCCATCTTCCTCGTCTCCTGGATGTGCCGCACCAGCCGCCGAGCATCGCCGGCGAGAGAGCCGAGTGTGCCCGTCCAACAGTTGGCTGCACCGGCCCTCTGGATTCGTTGATCGATCGTAACGAGGTCGGCGTCTGTCACGATTGCCTCACCCGGCCCGCCTGGATGCGGAAGTTCTCAACGTCGAACGAGCGGTCGGCGTGGACCGCCACGACCGCTGCGCCGTGATTCCATTTGTTGAGCCGTGCGTAAGCCGGCCGCATGTCGCACAAGCAGCCCGTCGAGAAGCACACCGTCTCGCTGCCCATCATGTCAGGCTCGGAGTGTGTCGACGTGCGGTGCCCGTGGCCCTCGAGCACGGTGTGGTGCAGACGCATGAACGCCCCGCGGGCTTGATTCACCGGGCTGCTGATCCCGTTGCCTTTTTCGTGCCCGTGCAGCACCGGCAACGCACCACAGAGGATGATTCGCTTGTCCTTTACCAACTCGATCCCGAGCCGCTCAAAGCCGTACCAGTTGTCGATGCCCATAATCGGGTCGTCGGAAATCTCCGGGGCGTGTTCCCAAAGCCACTTTTCCCAACGCTCTTCATGGTTCCCGAGTTTGGCGACGATCCGCATGTCGGGAAACTCTTGGCGCATCCACTTCAGGAGATCGCGGCCGGCCGCCAGCTCGTTGCGGAAGTTCCGCAGCTTCGGATTCTTCTCGTGCCGTGAGATCGAGTAGAAGTCGGCCCAATCGCCATTGAGCAGCAAGGCGTCGATCTTCTCGCCCTGGAGGTGATCGACCGCGGCTCGCAGCGCCGTCTCGTCGTGGTATGGGACGTGGATGTCGCTGAGGATGCCGACCTTGCCGACGATCCCGAGGTCGAACGGCAGCCAGGGCTCGGCCTGCGAGGGCGGCATGGCAAGCCGCTGGCCTGCCGGCCGCGGCTCGCGGTGCAGGTGTTTCGTCTTCGACTGCTTCCGCCTCGCATCGCCGGTGAGCCCGAGAGCGAGTCGCACCCGCGTCCGGGCCTGCTCTAGCGTGATCGCCCCGTTGCACTCGCCGACGATCCGCCGGGCGAGCGTCCGGGCCGGCGCGTCCGGGTGTGCCGCGACGATCCGGCGGACGATAGGCGTGATCTCGTCACCGTCATAGGTGCGGCGTCTAGCCATCTTCGTCCTCCTCGCGGGTCACCCCGAACGCCTCAAGAACGGCCGACGCCTCTTCCGCGAACTCCGTCACCTCGCCCTCGTCGAGACACCACCAGCGGGCGTGGATCAACTCGTGCAGCAGCACCTCGACGAAGTCCACGCCGACGAGCTTCTCCGAGACGCGAATCGTCCCCGTCTCGTCGTTGCAATCGCCGAGCCGGTCGGCGGGCACCTTGCAGACGCGGATCTTCCACTTCTTCTGGCCGATGTGGACCGTGGCTGATCGCTTCGCCATGCTCGCCTCCGCGGTCAATCGTGACGGTGGGGACGGTCACCCCGGCGGGGGTGTGGCTTCTGCTCTGGCGGCCTCGATCGCGCGGCCGACCATGATCCGGGCCGCCGTGGCGATGAACGGAAGCCCATTCTTCTCGGCGGCTTGCCGTAGGTGCGAGACGATCTCCTCTATCCGCCGGAAGCATTCGTCTGGCCCCCAGGCGTCCATCTGGGCGGCGAAGGAATCGCACCCGCATTTCCCGTCGTCGCGGATGCCCCACCACGACAGCGTCCGGCGGAGTTGGCAGCCGGGGCCGCAGGTCGTCGGCAGCGGCCTGCGGCATTGGCGGATCGCGTTGCGGTACTTGCTGACGAAGCCGCAGCGGGGGCAGGTCGCGTCGGGGGCGGAGAGGTCGCAGCGGGTCATGCGGAGATTTCCCACGAGAAGGTGCCGTTGTAAACGCCTTCGTAATAGGAATCACCCGATCCTGTTCCGATGACTCCTGTGCCGCATATCACCGGAACAGACGACGTGGAAGCCATGTACAGATTCACGCACAAGCCGCCGTTTATTGGCGTGTGGTGCGACATGGCTATCCCCGACCTGCTGCTCACTGAAATGCTTGCGCTTGACCCAGACGAAAAGCCGGTGCAGTCAGCAGGCCATGCCGAGGACCACTCGTCACAAAAGCTAGGAACCCTTTCGAGTACATAGGTTCCGTTCGCAAAGAACGGAGAGTCGGGTGCCGTGCCGGAGAAACTTGTTATTGTCAGGTAGATAACACTTGGCGGCGGGCTTCCGCTGCAAAACGCCGAGCAAGGCGTCCCAATCTCGTAGCACTCCCGCACGAGCCCATAGAGAACGTGCTGCCGCCTCTGCGTGTTCCATTCGATCCTCGCTCGGACCGAGAACGACGCAGACTCACATTGCGGAGCAAGTGAGATCGACCCGTCGAAAAAACGTGGGATGTTTTCGCTCTGGTCACCGCCGCCCGTAACCAGCGGAATCGACACCGTGGTGATCTGGACTTCGCCGTCTGCGGGCACGATTACTTGGTCGCCAACGCGAACAGCCCCGCTGCTAACCTCCACGAACACGCCTTGAAATGTCAGCGCCGTGGACGGCGGCGGAATCGATTGCACACCGACCCCGTATTGGTTCCGCCAGAACGAGATCGTGACGCGACACGGGAACCGAGTCTGCGTGCTGTTGAGCGTAAATCCGCCGGTGATCTGCTGAAACCACGGGCCGGAGCCGTCCATGCCGTCGTAAGGATCAGACGTGTCGGAATCGCCCGTGGCTGAGAGGTAGCCGTCGGACGGGTAGCCGGCCTCCACGCCCTCAAAGTACCGCGTGTAGACAGGCTCGAACTCCGTTCCGGTGTACGGATTCTGGCACGTCCTCGTGCATGCGTCGCACGGCACACACGTGCATTGCTGGCAGCCGCCTTTTCCTCCGAGCAGCATCACGCACACTCCGCCCATTCGAGGTGCCACGTCCCGTCGATACTCTCGCATCCGACCCAGAATCCGCCGGTCGGCCCCGTCACGGTCTGCGCCCGGTTGATCGCAATGAACTTCGCCGGCCCGCTGGCCCCGGTGACAGCCTCCGAGCCGTCACCCTTCCAGTGCGTCACGCTCGCCGTGGCGTTCTTCGACCACGTGCCCGTGACCTTCCCAAGCCGGATCGACGCCCCGCCCGCCCCGCCGAACCGCACGATGGCCCACTTGCTCGCCCCGGTGCCCGACTCTTTCCAGAGGATCGTGGCTTCCCCGCTGGACGCCGAAGAGAGCTGCGTGAGATCGCCGTCCTTCGCCGTGGCGAACGTGTCGGATTCCGAGACGACGTTGATCTTCGCCTGCACGACGCCGGCCACAGCGACCCGCCCGATCTTCCCGGCCGCGATCGGCTCGACGGCAACGACGAACGACGAGCCGCCAGTCGGCAGGCCGCCGCTCAAGACCGGCTGATCTTGGAACTGCTGCGTCGCTGAGCCGGTCGCACCCGAGGGCGTGAACACCACGCCGGCGACGGAGAGGACGCCCCAGCGGTTGACGGTGCCGGTAGTGTTGTTCTTCGCCAGGATCGGCGTGTACGGCACCGGGCCGGCAGACGGGCCGTCAGCCGTGCCGTTCGGCCGCTGGCCTAGGACGATGTTCGCGGCCTCTTGGGCGCGGTTCAACGCACGGGCTGAGAGTTGCCCCTTGATCGGCCCCGGAGTTACGCGGCCGTCGCTCATGCCACACCGATGCCGATCTTGGAGAAGTCGCCGTCGGGATAGACCTTGTTGACGTAGACGAAGAGCGGCTTGCGAATGACGATGTTGTTGTTCTGGTCGTCCTCCGTGGCGTACTTCACCCACAAGAAGTCGTGCCCGTACTTGTTGTAGGCCGCAATGTCGCCGATAGGCTCCGGCGGCAGCGACGCTCCGAAAGCCTCGTTGCCCCGATTGGGAGTGGCCGAGAACTTGTAGGCAAGCGAAAACGGCCCGTCGCCTCGCTGAGCGTCCCACTCCTGCGATCCGGTCATGCCCAGGAACAGCACTTCGTTCTTGCGAAAGCCCCGGAATGCAGCGTCGTTGACGGTGCCGGTCAGCAGATGCACCGCCCGGATGTAGGCAGCGGTGACGTAGGAAGACGGAACGTCGTAGGACTCCGTCCACGTGAGCTGCGGCACGACGATATCGACACCATTGACGCCGCGATCGTCCACGTTCACCGCGCCGTACATCGTCGGGATGTTCTGCCCCTGGAGCTCCCCGGCCGGGCCGTAGACCCTCTCGCCGGCCTCGCCGCCCCTCGACTGCGTCACCGTCTGCGTCCCGCCGGTCGTGTCGAACGACCGCACCCGCTTCAGCGGCCCCGACTGCGTCGGATCGTCGGCACCGATTTTCTCGTAGTTGACCGTGACCTTCCACAGATCATCGGCGTCGTGCTCGAGCAAATAGCTCTCGGCACGCAGCCGGACGAGCGGCTGCCCTGGATAGGTCCAGTACTGGTAGAGGTTGCTGATCCGGCTGTTGATGTCAGCGTGGATCACGTCTTCGTTTGTGGATCCGACGATGTTCCACACCCGCGAACGGACGGACGCATCGCGGCGACCGAGACGAAAGATCGTCGCGGAACGGCTCGTCGTGTCTTCGATCCAGTTGATTGCCATGCCGCTTTCCTCAGGGACCGATTCCGCCGACGCGAGCCTGCCGTTGCAGCTCCTCGCGGATGCGCTTCAACTCGTCAAGCTGCTGCTTCTCGACGCTGCCGGTGCCAAGCTGGCCCAGGCCGAACGCCGAGAACGTGCCGGCCGTCTCCGTCTTGAGCGTGCCGGCCGCCATAGGTGCCTGCGGCACCGGGAACCGATTGACCTGTGCCTGGAGATTCCGGTTGGCGTCCACAACAGCGGCGGCACGCCGGGCAAGGTTTGCCTTTGTCCGATCGGCGCGTTCCTTGCGCTGCTGGTCCATGTCACCGAACATCGCTGCTTGTCGATCCGCCGACTCCTTGCGAATCGCTGCCTTCTGTTCTTCCGTGAGGTTCGTTCTGCCAGCAAAGCCGGGATTATCCCTGCCTCTTTGCGCGGCGTTGGCGGCATTGGCTTCTGTGATTCGGTTGAGTTCGACGCCAAGCTCGTCCTTGGACATTCTTCCAATCGCCCTCATCGCATAAGCCCATTCCTTTTGCAGAAACCCAACGTATTCATCCCACGAAGCCATCCCCAAATTGATGACGTTGTCCATCGAAGCGAGGAACGCGCTACCCCAATCGCTTGTTGCCAAGTCCGCAAAGGTTTGCTCCCATTGCGCAGCCACCGCGACTCCGAGAAAGTTCATTCCGTTTTGAACTTCTTCAATGAACGGGTCCAGCGAATCCATAATCGCCTGCTCACCTCGAGCCCATGAGGCGTACCAGCCGGCCCACAGCACATCGACGGCCCCGGCGAGGTCGCCGGCCGCGATTGCCCGGTATACGCCTTCGACGGTGAGATTGACCGTCGTGAGCAGATCGCCGAAGACGGCCGTGAGATTGCCAATCGGTTCGGCAAAAGCCTTTCCAACGATGCCGGCGAGCTTGCGAAAATCAACGCCCGCAACAACCGCGCCGGCAGCCAGCGCCCCAAGAACCGCCACGGCTGCCAGAACCGGGCCGCTCGTGGCGAACGCGCCGACAGCGATTGCGGCACCCTTCACGTTTGCCAGAAAGCCGCTGATTGGCCCGATGGACGCCGCGATCGTGCGGGAGAGCGTCGTCATGGCAAAGCCGAGGGCGTACGTTGCCGTGCCCCAGACCGTGAAGTATCCGCCGACCGCGACCGCCAGGCGGACGAGAGCCGCGTTGTCGCGGACGAACTTGGCGACAGCCTTCGCGGCACCGGCCACGACGTTGGCGATGCCGACGAACGCCGGCGCGACGGCCTCGCCGACAGCGTTTCCCACGTCCTTCAGCGCCCGCTCCATGTTCTGGATCTCAGCGGTTCGCTCAACGAACGCACCGCCGACGGCCATGATCGGTCCGGCAATCGCCGCCCCGATCGCCGCCATGCCGATGCCGGCCGATTCCAACGTCATGCCGACATCGGCAACCTTCGTGTTGATCGTCGAGAGCGCGGAGAGGAACTTGGACGGATTCGCCCCGATCTCGACGTAGACCTGACCGCCGCGGACTGCTGATGCGCTCATGGACTACCCTCCGGCGGGACCGAACAGTGCTTCAAGGTCTTCCTGCGTCGCTTCTCGCTTCGGGGGCGGCGGTGCCTTGCTGAACGGGTTGAGCTTGGATGCGTCGATCGCCGGCTTGCCCTGCCCGCGGTTCGCGTTTGCGAACTGGGCCATCTGCTGTGCGGTGTGCCACCAATCCGATTCCAGGCGAGCATCTCTCGCCGCCATCAACTCTCGGAGGGTCCAATCTCCGGGGTAGACGCCGAGGATTCCGGCACACTCC